ATTTTAAAATCCCAATCTCTGAAATCCCAGAATATTCTCCTTCAATTTCTCCAAACCAAATTTCAATTTCAATACCAAACTACCAGGCTTTAAATATAACCCCCTATAAAGGAGACGGAAGTGTAAAAGAAGATATAGGGGTAATAGGATTAACCCCTTTATTAGATAGTTTAGATGATGAAAAAATATCTTCATCCCAATTAAAAATTGAACAAATTGAAGAAATATCTTTATCAAAAAAAGACTTTAAATATTTTGCTCAAAAGAAATTAATTGATTTAGTTAATAATGTAAAATCAACTTTAATACCTTTAATATTAACTTTAATATCTAGGTTTGGGATATCTCAAGTAGAAAAACTTATCCAACAGAAAAAGAATAATATTAATGATATCAAAGATCAAATAATATGTCCTACCCCACAAGAATTATCTAAAATAATATCTAGAAAAAATAAAACAGTAAAACAATTAAACAATGCTATTAAAACAATAGATAAAACAACTAAAGCTTTAGGCATTACTGGAGGAGTTATAACTTCATTAGAAATAGCATTTAATATTTTAAAAAATCTTCCTATACCTTCTGCTGTTCCTCCCGGAGTAGGTCTTCCCCTTAATGTTATTTTAGGAGTCCAAGATGGAAAAGATAAAATTGGAAAAATTATAACCTCACTTAAAACAGTTAATGCTGGGTTATTAGTTATATTAGTACTTTTAAGGCAAGTTTTAACTCAAGCAGTCCAATATTTAAATTTACTTGATACCCTTATTCAACATTGTGCACCTGACTCTTATCAAGAACAAATCTCAACAGAATTAATAGCTTTAACCACTCAACAATCAAACCAAGAATCCCCAGTAGTTACAAATGTAAATGGATTTGAAATGGGAGTTGAAACAGAAACTACAACAAATCCTTTAAAACGTAGAAGAGCAATAGCTAGAAATAAAAGTGGTGTAGTTATGTTAAAAGGAGAATGGTCTTTTAGCTCAATTGATCAGATATTAATAGATGAACTTGTATTTTATATACAACAAAACAATTTAAAAGCAGATTAACCCTATATTTATAACCATATGAAAACCGACGGATTAAAAAAAATAATTAAAGAAGCTGTACGAGAAGCAATTCAAGAAGAATTAAAAGATATTTTACTTGAAGCTGTTCGTTCACCAAAACAAATAGTTAGAGAATCTATTCAACCTGTAGGAACCCCAAAATCATCATTTACTCAACCAACTGTGGATTTAAGACAAAAATATAAAGATGTACTAGGAGAAACAGCTTTAAGTTTCACCTCAAACGATATTCAACCAGCTTTTAGACCTCAATCAAGTGACCCAGTAAATGGTAATTTAGGTACCGGTGAGCTAGGAATGGATCAGATTATGGGACTTTTAAATAGTAAATAATGGCGTTTAACCCACAACAAATATATCCTATTGATTTAGATAATAGCGCTGCTGTTGGGGTAAACTTACCTTTAAATGGTCCTGCTGTTTTTATATCAAATTTTCAAACAAAGGATGCTATAAAAAATAATTTAATAAATTTTTTCTTAACTAACCCTGGAGAAAGACCATTAAATCCAACATTCGGGGGTGGATTAAGAACATTTATTTTTGAACAAATTACTACAGACAATTTAAATTTTCTTAGAGAAGACATAAATAGTAAACTTGCCATATATTTTCCCAATATAAATATAGAAGATCTTATAGTAGCAGGACAAGAAGATTTAAATCAAATTACTGTAACTTTAAAATATTCAGTAATTAATACTAACATAACAGATACTTTAGAAATCCAACTTTAAAATGGCTAATACAAATAGAGATATAAAATATATTAATCGTGATTTTTCTGATTTTAGACAACGATTAATAGAATATTCTAAAACATATTTTCCTAACACATATAACGATTTTTCCCCTGCATCACCTGGTATGATGTTTATAGAACAATCAGCATATGTTGGAGATGTTTTAAGCTTCTATTTAGATAACCAATTACAAGAAACCTTTACTCAATATGCTCAACAAACAAATAATATTTATGAATTAGCTTACATGTTTGGGTATAAACCAAAAGTTTCCACAGCAGCCCAAGTCACTTTAGATTTTTACCAACAATTACCAGCTAAAACAATAAGTGGAGAAGTAGTACCTGATTTTGATTATGCTTTAACAATTGGGGAAAATACAACTATAACTTCCCAAACAGGTGCTTCTTTTATCATACAAGATAAAATTGATTTTTCAGTTTCTAGTTCCCAAGACCCTACAGAAATTTCAGTCTACCAAATTTCAGGAAATACACCTCAATATTTTCTTTTAAAGAAAAGTAGAAATACAATCTCTTCTACTATTAACACAACTTCATTTAATTTCACTGATCCTATTCCTTTCCAAACAATAAACATTACAGCGAATAATTTTATCAAAATTTTAGATATTATAGATTCTGATGGAAATATATGGTATGAAGTAGATAATTTAGGACAAGAAATGGTTTTAGATAGTATAAAAAATACTAATATAAATGATCCTAATACAGGTACAGATGCTCCATATTTATTAAGACTTAAAAAAGCCCAACGTAGATTTGCTTCTCGTATATTATCAAATTCAACCATCCAACTCCAATTTGGAGCCGGCTCTCCAAATAATATTGATGAGGAAATAGTACCAAATGCTAATAATGTTGGAATTGGGTTACCTTTCATACAAGACAAACTAACAACAGCATACTCCCCAGTAAATTTTTTATTTACTGGAACTTATGGTATATCCCCATCAAATACAACATTAAATGTTAGATATTTAACAGGTGGGGGAGTTTCATCTAATGTAAATTCAAATACTTTAACAACAGTATCTCCAACTAATGTCAAATTTAATAATACTAATTTAAACCCAACAATTGCTAATTATATATTTAATTCATTATCCTCAAATAACCCATTAGCTGCCTCAGGAGGTAAAGGAGGAGATACTTTAGAGGAAATCCGTCAAAATTCTTTAGCCCTTATAGCATCCCAAAAACGTTCAGTTACAGCAGATGATTATTTAATTAGAGCATTAAGTATGCCTTCACAATATGGGGCTGTATCTAAAGCATATATTGAACAACCAAAATTAACAGATAATCAAGTTTCTACTATTGAAACTTTAAATTTATATATTTTAACCCAAAATTCTAGTGGTCAACTAGATTATGCTGGTGATGCTTTAAAAAATAATTTAAGAACATATCTTTCCCAATATAGAATGATAGGGGATAATATTGAAATTAGGGATGCATTTATTATTAATATAGGTGTAAATTTTGAAATCACAGTATTACCAAATTACAATAACAGTGAAGTTTTATTAGCTTGTATTTCTACTTTACAAAACTATTTTGATACAAATAAATGGCAATTAAACCAACCTATATTATTAAAAGACTTATATATTTTACTAGACAAAACCCCAGGAATTCAAACAGTAAAAAATGTTTCTATAACAAATAAAGCAGGAACCTCCTCAGGATACTCCCAATATACCTATGATATAGCAGGTGCAACTCAAAATCAAGTAATTTATCCTTCACTAGACCCTAGTATTTTTGAAGTAAGATACCCAAATTCTGATATAAAAGGTAAAGTAGTTCCTTTATAATTGCATATTTATAATAAAACATTATAAATGGCTGTTTATAAAATTTTCCCCTTACAGGATACTACTTTATATTCTAATCATCCTGTAATGAACACAGGACTAGATGCAATATGTGAAATATTTAATATTTTAGGTATTGATGGTAATCCTGGAGTAGCAAGATATTTAACCCAATTTGACCAGGAAGAAATCAATGATGTTATAGATAATAAAATTAATGGGGCTGAATATAGCGTATATTTAAGAAATTTTATTGCTACCGCTCAAGGAATAAATTCAACAACTGCTTTTGAAGTATACCCTATAGCTCAACAATGGAATAATGGAACAGGTCATTATTTAGATTCTCCCCAAATAACAGATGGAGCTTCTTGGAAATTTTCAAACTATTCAGGATCAGGTTTTTGGAGTTTAAGTGGTTCATATAATGGATATTCTTATACAGGTTCATATGACCCTTTTAATTCTGAACCTGGTGGAGGAAATTGGTTTAATGACCCATCTTTTCAAATTACCCAATCATATTCATTACGTGAAGTAAAAGACTTTGATTTAAACACCAGTAATATTGTTGATGCTTGGTACTCTTCTTCTATTCCTAACTATGGGTTTATAATTAAATTATCAAGCTCATTTGAATTTTCTCCTAGTCAATATGTACAGCCTATCTTAAAATATTATAGTGTTGATACAAACACAATTTACCCTCCAACACTTGAATTTAGATGGAATGATTATACCTCATCAATAACTCCTTCTTCCCCAATTATAGATACAATTGATGTTAAAATGTCTTTAGATGGAAATACTGGTGTTTTTTATCCTGACAGTGTAAACAGATTTTATATTAATGTAAGTCCTTTATACCCTACTAGAGTATATCAAACATCGTCATTGTATACTAATTTAAATTATTTACCAACTTCTTCATATTACGCTATAAAGGATTTGGATACTAATGAATTTGTTATTAACTTTGACGAAACATATACTAAAATAAGTTCTGATAGTAAAGGAAATTATTTTGATATTTACATGAGTGGCTTAGAACCTGAAAGATACTATAAAATTTTAATTAAAACTGTAATTAATGGTTCTACTTTAGTATTTGATGACAATTACTATTTTAAAGTTATTAATGAATGAATGAAAATATAAAATTTCAAAAGCAGGTATTTAATAAGGGGGATTATTCTAAAATAATAGATACTTCTTTTAAACAACTTGGTGTTCAAACAATTCAACAACAAATTGAAGAACAACCAACTGTTGAAGATTTTTTTAATATGTACAATGATTTATTTTACGATATACCTGAAACAGGAGAAATAAATTCACATGAATTTCTAATCAAAAAAAGTAGTGAATATATTAATTTTGACCCAAACCAGGAAGAAATAGAAGCATTACAAGCTGAAATAGCTCAATTAAGAACAGATTTACTTGATTCACAAAAACAAGTAATAGAATTACAAACAGGAACAACATTAGCTAACCCACAATAATGGCAGCAGAAATTATTCAAATTGATACCCAAACCTTTACTTCACAAACATATGAAGGACAAGATACAAACTTGATCCCTACATTTGAAGTTCCTACTAATCTTTCAGAAAATAGTTATATTGAATATTTTACATATGACAATAATCAAAATATACTAACTTCTGACTACAATTTTACCCAATATACAATTCAAAATGATGGTCAATCCGCTGGTAATGAAGGAAATATATCTCAAATAATAGTAGATCCTGAACAAGTTTTAGTAAATAATGGATTTGATCAAGGAGAATATATTACATATTTTAATTTTTTCAACAAACAAGTAGGTTCTAATCTAGAACAACTTTATATCTCAGAAATATCTTCTGATAGAACAGAAATTCGTTTAGATAGTACTGTTCTTTCCAATCCTGATATTGTAGAGCAAACTACAAAATTCATTAGTGAACGAGAAAACAGTGAGTATTTTTTAGATTTTTATTTAAACTTTGGTGACAACCAACTTATCATATCAAATAATGTTGTTTTAGATAATCAAGACCCAACTAATCCAACAGTATTAATTAAACTATATGAACCATTACCTGAAGAATTTGATATAAATTCTACATTATGGGTAGTATCTCTTGTTGAAGAACCGAGAGCATATCAAGTTACTTTTGAGGAAGAACCTATTATTTTTGTAGATACCGTTAATATTAGTGGACCTAATTTTAATTTAGATATAAAAGATCAAGTAAATAATTCAACTTTAGAATTATCATATATTGATTTAATTACTACATCTTTAACAAGTTCTCAAAACCAATTAAATAGTTTATTAGAGGAAAAAGAAATAGATATAAACGTAGACTATACAG